ATTTGAAGGCGTCTGCTTTCACTAGGGTGACCGGCAGTGGATACGATACGGAAGTGAGCGTTGGCTACACCGCAGCCTACGCCCTCTACGTGCATGAAGCCGTGGGCATGGTGCTCAGAGGGCAGCCACGCCGGGGCAAGGACGCCAAAGGCCGATACTGGGACCCCCAAGGTAAAGCCCAAGCCAAGTTCCTGGAAGAACCGGCCCGCCGGCTGGCGCCGGAATTAACCAGGATCATTCAGGAGGCATCGAAAATAAAATGAGGTCCCCTGCTGACATCCTCTATCATCACTTGCTAGGCCTGTCGACTATTGGCGACTTGATGGTGGCCCTTTTGCGCGACACGCCCGACGACACCACCAGCGTGTTTGACACCGCCGGCCGGCTGGATGGAAGGCTGATGGAATCCGGCAAGGTGATAGAGCATTACGGAATCCAAATTCAAGTCAGGGGAAAGGTCTACTTGTCCACCTTCCAAAGGGCGTTGGACATCGCCGACTTCCTGGACGCGACAAAGAAAGAAAGCGTTGCAATTGGAAGCGATGAAGTATACACCATATGGAACGTGTCCAGGACAGGTGCCATAGTCCCAGTTGGGATTGAGACGGTGGATGATAGACGCCGCCACCTTTTTACGCTGAACTATGTTATCACAGTCTCACAACAAAATTGAAATAAGGACAATGTATGGCAGTCAATGAACGACTCGACGACGGATTTTCAACAATCATCACCCTCTCCAATGTTCCCACTATCAAGATCTTCGAGAAGGAAGTGACGCCTCCTGGCATCTCAGCTGGCGGACCAATCGACACCACCACGATGCGGAACATCACGTGGCGGACCATGTCGCCGCGGGCATTGAAATCTTTGACGCCAGCCAGCGTGACAGCCGCTTTTGCCACTGAAGCGATCCCGCAAATCATGGAACAGGTAAAGGTCAACCAGCTTGTTACGGTTACTTTCCCTGACCAGTCCACCTTGCAGTTCTGGGGGTGGATGGAGGAGTTTGCTTTGAACGCTTTTGTCGAAGGTGAGCAGCCCACCGCCACCATCACTTTCCAGCCTGGCAACATTGATGACGATGACCAGGAAGTGGCGCCAGTTTGGACGCCGCCTGCTGAGTCGTCCGGCGCATAATTTATGGGATTGACATTCAACCTGAAGAAGAAAGACGTTCCTGTTACTATTGAAAGTGAACAGGGTAACCTGAATCTCAAGCTGGTCGAAATGAGCGCCGCCTTGCGTGACCAATATCTTGATACCGTGTCTGCTCGCATGCATATTGTGAATGGGCAGCCGGCCGGTATCAAGAAGTTTGATGGCATGCAGGCCGACCTTCTGTCCCGCTGTCTGCTTAAAGAGGATGGCAAGCAAGTCTCCCCTGCTGAGATTCAGGGTTGGCCTTCTTCAGTTGTCGCCCAACTGTTCGACGAGGCCCAAAAGCTCAACCACCTCAACAGAGCGGAGGACCTCGAAAAAAAAGTTTAACTGGTGAGAAGCTGGCTTGGTTCCGAGTCGCTTCCCACTTAAGGTTGCCGGTTAGGGAATTGATGAAGGCAATCACCTTCAGCGAGTTTCTTGATTGGTTGGAATTTTTGAATTGGCAAGAGAGCCGGCGGGACAAGACCGACTTTTATCTTGCCCAAGTTGCAGCCGAGATAAGACGTGGCAATGTGAAACGACCAAACGCAGTGAAGACAAAGGACTTTTATGTCAGCCATACCGACCCGGCGGTGGGTGCTGACCGAGTAAAAAAGTCCAAGTCGGCTTGGGGTGCGGTCTTTAAAATGGACTTGAACTAATGGCATTTGGTGGTGGCATAGCGAGCGCAATAGGCGGTAATGCCCTGGGCACCCTTTTTGTTCGGCTTGCTGCCGATGCTTCCCGTCTGGTCAAGGGCATGACAGATGCCGAAAATTCTGTTGCAAAGGGCGCCGTTTCCATGTCAGGCCAGCTGAAGGCCTTCCAAAAGGTTGCAGCTGGGGCCTTTACTGCGGCGGCTGGTTCGTTTGCATTTTTTACCAAGCAAGCCATAGATGGTGCCGATGCAATGAATCGCCTGTCCCAGGAGGCCGGACAGACAATCACCCAATTTTCAGGACTTGCTACGGCAGCAGGCCTTGCCGACGTTAGTGCTCAGGATTTGGCTGCGTCTTCCAGGTTCCTGTCCAAGTGGATGGAGAAGGTGGGGATCGATTCTAAGAACCTAACTGAGGACATCATCGCGCAGGCTGATTCCTTTGCCAAGATGGAAGACGGGGCCGCCAAAGTAAGGATGGCTATGGAGAAGTTCGGCCGAGGCGGTGTCCAGATGATTCCCTTTCTGAATCAAGGGACAGCCGCCATCCGGGCCCAGATAGAGGAGGCGCGAATTCTTGGTGCTGTTATCGGTCCTGAGTTTGGACAGAATGCGGATACGTTTAACGACAACCTGACCCGCATCAACACTGCCTTCAAGGGTATCTTCAATGTTGTGGCAGCCGAGCTCCTGCCAGTGTGGATTGAGATGCAGGAGCGATTCATTCAATGGGTCAAGGATACCGATGCTGTCCACGTTGCTGCTGGTTTCTTGCTTGAGCTCTTTGACAATTTGACTTTCGCAGCCAAGCGGTTTGCGCTAGGCGTGTTAGCAGTATGGACGACGTTGAAGACACTTGGTACCTTGATTGGGTCTGCCATTGCTATGGCCTTTGAGATGGTGCTGAATCACACCAATGCCACGATCCAGCTGTTTAAGATTTGGTTCGACACTATCAAGGCAGTCATTGAAGGGCTGAAGCGAATGGCGGATGTTGCGGCGCTGGCTGCCAAGGCCATCTCGGCGGCGTTTAAAGGCAACTTCCTTGAAGCCGCCAAGGCAGCCCAAGCCATTCCAAATGCCCTAGGCGAGGGATGGAACCAGGTGACTGCGGCAGTGAAGCAGGGAGCCATATCGGCCGGCGGTGTAGTTGTTGACGCGCTCAGCAAAGACTTTGGGATTGTTAAAAGCATTTCTGAATCTGCTGTCGAGGAGATAGGCGGGCAGTGGGTTTCCTTTTTGGAGACAGGGGAGAAGCTTCTCCAGCCAGTAGAAGTGAGGGCCAAGGCTGTTCAGAATACGGTCAACAAGATTACCCAGGACATTGAGGCCAATGAAAAACTGGCTTCGGCCATGCTCGCCAAAGTCGGCATGCCTACCATGGATGGGTTTGATCCTTTTACCTCCCAGATATCTGGATTGCAAAAGGAGCAAGATGAGGCCGCTGCAAGAATACAAATCTTGACTGACTTCCTCAACACCAGGAAGGAACTGGAGCTCGAGACCGAAGCTGAGATTTTTGAAGTTAAAAAAGCATGGGCGGAGAAGCAGAAGGCCCTCCAACTTGAGTTGTGGAAGGTCACATTGCAGTCTGCTTCAAGTGCATTTGAGCAACTGGCAGGTGTTTTCAAAGATGCCCAAGGTGAGCAGTCCGCCGCCTACAAGACGATGTTTGCAATTTCCAAAGCCTTTGCCATTGCTGATGCCACAATCAAGATCGCCCAAGGAACAGCCAAGGCACTTGGAGATTGGAGTTTTCCAGCGAGCATAGGTGTCATTGCGTCCATAGCGGCTCAAGGTGCCACTATTATGGCGTCTATTCAATCAGTCGCTGGGACGTTCGGTGGAGAGCGGGCATTGGGAGGTCCTGTAACGGCTGGCAAATCGTTCTTGGTAGGTGAGCGAGGACCGGAGATGTTCAGTCCAAGGTCAGCTGGAACCATCATTCCGAACGACCAGATGGGTGGAGGGACCAAGGTTGTCATCAACAACTACACCGACGCCACTGCTCAAGTCAGTGAGCGCCAGGACGGAAACGGCAAAGTCATTGAAGTGGTTTTGCGACGAGTCAAGAACGACATCGCTTCCGAAATAAGGGACGGTCGCGGTGATGTGAACCGGGCCATGGAAGCCGGCTACGGGCTGCGGCGAGGCACGCGATGATCATCACCGTCGACAATGCTTGGCCCGCGTTTGATTCTCCCACCCCGCTGCCCCTGCCGTTTATTGACTACACTGGG